ATGGCCGTGTTGGAGAGCACGGCCTTTTTTGTTGCTGTAAGCTAATTACAGTTAAACTTGCTCGATGGCTTTCGTTCGCAAAAAGGTCAAAACTTTTAAGTGGCCTGTAACCGTGGAAGAGCCTGCTGATGGTGGAGTCTTTGATGAATCCACTTTTGACGCAGTGTTCAAGCGCGTACCACGTTCTGAGTTCCAGAAGCTTGCAGACAAGGGTGATCATGACTTGCTCAAAGCAGTCATGACCGGATGGGAGGGAATTGAAGACGAAGACGGCAAACCGTTGCCGTTCTCCCAGGTAGCAATGAAAGAATTTGCCGATGATCCGTATTGGATTCGTGGTGTCTTGAAGGCATACACCGAAACTTTTGAAGGCGCAAAACTGGGAAACTAAAAGATGCCGTCAAGTATTGGGCGAATGGCGGCAAAAGGATAGAGGACAAAAGTAGTGATGACGCAGCGGCATTTGGATTGAAGCCGCAGCGTCAAGCCGCTCCTGAAGAGGAGCACTTTGAGGTGTGGGAAGAGAATTGGGATACGTTGATGATGTTCCTGCGAATGCAGACGCAGTGGACTGTAACGATGGGAGGTTACGTTGGATTGAAATATGAGGTGTTGCTAGGTGCGTCAGGACTGATGTCCCTTTATGATGTAGAGAATCCCCGTGAGATGCTGGAGAGCCTTCAAGTAATGGAAGCTGCTGCACTCTCTGAGCTGAACAAAAAAGATGGCAAGTAAAAGCGTTTCACCTGTTGATATTGTACTTAACGTTAAAGGCAGCGAAAAGCTGCAAAAATTAAATAGTTCGTTCCGCGATTTATCAAAACAACTTAACAAGCTTTCAACCGGAGACCTTCAGAAAGCAACTGACGATGTACGAAAGTTTGCTGCAGAAGCTGGCAATAGCGAAGCGACAATAAAGGCTCAGATTAAAGCGTTTGAAGGCTTGCGAGCGCAAGCCAACGTGACAAGTACGGTCTATAGAGACCTTGGGAAGGGTATTGTCGATCTCAAAGCCTCGCTTGACGGGCTTGGCGCAAAATCGCAGGCTCGCGCTAAAAATCTTGCTGAGGTTGGCACAAGCGCCAAGTCTTCTGTTTCTCAAATAAAGGAGGCCATCGAGGAGTTAAAGCTTCTGTCAAAAGAAGCTAGGACGGGCTCTGACGCATTTGCTCGGCTGAAGAGCAATATCGCACAGATGGGGGACGCGCTGGAGATAGCAGAAGGCAAGGCTAAGAAGCAAAGAGAAATATCAAATCTCCTCAATGGCACGCTACGCAAAAGTTCAACTCTTATCGGGTTGCAATCTAGAGCCTACAGAGAAAGAGTTGCCATAACAGAAAAGCAGATTCAAGCGATTGACCTGCTTTCACAAAAAGAAAGGTCTACGGTTGCAAATACGGAGAAAAGACTTCGGCTGGAGGAAAAGCTTCAAAATCAGCTTCTTAAGGTTGCCCAGACTGGATACCTTGAGTTTGTTGCGTCTAGCCGTAGCGAGACTATCAAGCTGGCAGAGGCATTCAATAGCACGGATGCAGGCATCAATTCTTTCAGGACAAGATTAAAAGCTCTTGACAAAGATTTCGGCAAGCTTCCGAAAACTACGGCAGGGCTTAACCAAAAGTTAGCAGAGCTAAAAATTGAGCTTAATAATACTGTCAGATCAAGCTCTGACTACACCCGTGTTTCTAACGAAATTATCGGCATTCAGAAAGAGCTTGCCAAGGAGACAGGTGAAAGTGCTCAAGCGTTTGAAAGACTGAACAGAGCGCAGGAAGGAGCCGAGCGCAGAGCTGTCAAGCTTGCGGGTGCAGGCGAATATGTTGCTTCTGTTTCTGGCCTTGGATCCAAAGCTGCTGCTGAACGCATTGCGCGTGGAGGCACCCCGGTCATTGGTCAAATGCGCTCTCGGGAAGGGCGTCCTCAGGGCTATAGGGATCCTGCCTCTGGAGCAATGATTGCGCCTGGTGTCGGAACTTTTGCTAGTAGGAGAGCTTTTAGACAGGCAGGCGCTACTGCTTACGACAGACCTATCTCGCCAGAACTACCGCCTGCTATGGTGGCGGCGAGAGAGGCCCGGAAAAAAGAAATTGAGGATCGAATCAATAATCTGAAAAAGATTAACGCTGAGAACGATGCGCTACGGCAACAAGCAGCTATTCGACGATCTATCGAAAAGAACCAAAGAAGAGTTGCCGCCAAAGCTCCACGGGAGCAGCCGATGCGTGAAATTAGCGCACTGTACGGCCAGATTGGCGAGATTGGCATGGGCAAGATTATAACCGACATTGACATGATGGGGAAATCTTACAAAGAGGTCTCGGCGGATATTCGTGCGGCTACCGCCGCATCTAACGGCAGTATTTCAAGCCTGGAGAAGCAGCGAAGCGTTTGGACCCAATTACGAAATGGGCTTGACCCTGCTAGCGATGCTTTCAAGGAAGTAACAAGGGACATCGAAAGAGTAGACCGAGCTTTAGAAAAAACTTCCCGCAGAAGCCGCAAATTCTCCCCCGGTAAAGCGGCCCAAGTTGCTGGCGCAACGATTTCAGGCGGTATCTTTGGTGGCCCTGAAGGATTCCTTGGTGGTGCAATTGGTGGTGCGGTTGGTGGTGTTGGCGGGTCTTTTGCTGGTGCTGCACTTGGCGCTCAGGTAGGTCAGCTCAGGCAAGCGCTTGGTGGTTTTGCTGATTATGCAGCAAGTATCAAGAGGCTGAGGATTGCACTGGAAGGCATTGCCGGAACTCAGGGTGAATACAATCGAGCACTTGCTGCAGCAGCCAGTGTCACAAAAGAATTAAATGTTCCACAAGAAACTGCCATTAGGGGGATCACTCGACTTACCGCAGCAGTAAAAGGCGCTGGCGGAGGTGTTGCTGATGCGGAGCTTGCGTTTAAGAATATCACTGCTGCTATTACGGCCACTGGCGGCGGAGCAGAACAAGTTGAAGGAGCCGTAACTGCGCTCGTTCAGATTTTCTCGAAGGGCAAGGTCAGCGCAGAAGAGATTAACCAGATTGCAGAAAGATTGCCTGGTACGTTTAACAAAATTGCTGAAGCGTCAGGCAGGACCGGCCCAGAGTTGTCAAAAGCTTTACAGCAGGGCGAGGTCGGTCTGAATGATCTGATGAAGTTCTTAGTTCAGTTGGGTGGCGAATACGGCGAATTGGCTGAAAAGATTGCTGGGTCTTCTGAGTCAGCTGGTGCAAGACTGACGGTTGCATATAACAAGATGCGGATTGAGATAGGTAAAGCACTTCAGCCGATTGGTGCTGAGTTTCAGGAAGCGTTTTTGGAATTTATTACCGATATTGGCCCAAGCTTGGTGGTTATGGCGAAGGCTGTTGGAGAAGGGATGCGTTTTATTATTCAAAACAGAGGCGCGATATTGACTATTGCATCTTTCGCGGCAAAGCTTGTTGCCGTGAATTTTGCACTAAAAGCGTTTGTTGCTTTAAATGGGCCACTAAAACTTATGTTCGCATTAATAAGAACTGGGTTCAGACAAACCACTCAGCAGGCGTCTCTTGCTGCGACAAAGCTGGCCAGGTTTGGAGCGACAGTGAAAACTTTAGCTGCGTCCTTAGTGGCGCCAATCGTAATAACCTTTGCCATCGTTGGCGCAGAGCTGGTTATATCTTACTTCAATAGAATTAAGCAAGCAAAAGCTGACCTTGACGCTTCTGGCACAAAACCTCAAGGTGAAGTTTTCTTCAGGTCAATCGGTGGAACGGCTGCAACGAAAGAAACGCTGAGATCAAACTTTAAGGATATTGTCAAGAATCTTGATATTGTCGAAGCTAGGCTCGCGAAAACAAAGAAAAGTATTAAAGAGTTTAAGGCATCGCAATCAGATGGTGGCGAGCGGGCCATGGGGGGAAGTGCGCCTCCTCTCGCTGGTGTAGCAGTCCCAGAAGACTTGACATCAAGGCTAAAAGCAGACGAGGCAGAGATAGCAAGACTTCGACTGAACTATAAAACTTTAATTGAGAAGTACCCTAGTGCTCCAGAAGCCGCTAAAGGTCTAACCGACTACGGTTCTCTCACCGGCACTGATACCGGCGGCGGCGGCGGCGGCGGCGGCGGCAAGTTCAGAGAGTCGCAACTGCCACGGCTTCAGGACAAGTACGACTCGCTGATTCGATCCGGCCCACTGGCGGACATTCAAAGATTTCAGATCGCAAATTCACTCGCCCTAGTTCGGGCGCAAAAAGATAACAATACAGAGCTAGTTTACACGATAAAAAATAACGCTATAAATCTTGACTTCGGGGAGAAAGAGCTTGGAGTAAGAAACAAATACCTGGATGCTATGAATGCTGCGAACAAAACGGAGGATATTGCAGAACGTCAATTACAAGAAAAAATTGCAGGATTGGAACGAGACCTTGATCTTGAAAAGCTAATTGTTTCGGCAAATGGTGAGCTACTAGCCCTTAAGCAAGACCAAGCTATTGCATCGGAAATAATCGCCAAAGCGTCCGAAGACGAGCTGTTTAACTTACGCGATCAGCTTGGCTTGGTGTCAAACGAGGACAGGATTAACAGGTTTAGGCAATCAAGAAAAGACGCAGGGGATCCAAACGCTGAACAGCAAACCGATCTGTTCCGCCAAACAATAGACCCAACGTTGACGGAAGGCTTAAGCCAAAACATTCGCAGTTTGAAAAAAGAACTGGAAGATCTGGTAAATCCAATCAACCAAATCACTGGCGCAGCAAACGCTATTGGCAGTGCATTTTCACAGTCGTTTACAAATGCAATCACTGGTGCCACAAGTGCGAAGCAGGCATTAGCTGATTTCTTTAAGAGTGTTGGCAGTTATTTCTTGGACATGGCGGGGCAGATTATTGCGAAGATGGTGACAATGGCAGTTTTAAATACTGTTGTTAACTTGCTGCCTGGTGGCGGATTCAATCTTGGGAGCACACCGCTAGGCGCGGGTGGTGGCGAAGTTGGTGGGATCGGGACTTTAGGGCCAAACTTCGGCATTGCTCAACGCGCCGCAGGCGGTCCAGTGAACGCGAATACGCCTTACATCGTTGGCGAGCGTGGGCCTGAGCTTATGGTTCCTTCAGGCAACGGAACCATTATTCCAAACGATGTCTTTTCGGCAAGTCGTGCTGCTATCTCTGGCGGTGGTCCGTTAGGTGCCG